CGATCAACTCAATGCCCTTCACCGTTATATCAAGACCGGTATTATCGTCATATCCGATAACGAAATCCTGCCAACAGTAATCCACGACACACGAGAATAGCAGGTTCTGGTTACCGGGGGTAGGGTATAGACCTAACTTGCTATTCTGCCGGGAGCCGGCCTTCACATACTTATTGGCTATTGCCTCACCAGCAAACAGGAAGAAAGATGCCGGCATACCACTCTTCCGATTAAGATACTGCTCATACATCTGGTCAGCGTTCTCCATAAGACATATAGCACCATATCCCTTCTGAAGCACCTCACAAGTACGGCAAAACTGATCTATGGATGATGGGCGGGATACGTATGAAGCCACTATTCTATAGGCATAAGGATCTCGAATACCAACACGCCTTTTGAATACATAAAAAGCTCCTAATGAAGGGGTATCAGACTTCGCTTGCTTATACGGATCGAGCGAGCTTACGTATATAAAATCATCAAACCTATTAGATTGAGGCATCTCAAATATCTGAACAGGAGCGTCAATAACACCTCCACTAAACGGGAAACCAGCTAGCTGTTTATTAGATTTAGTAGTACCAAGCTTATTGCCCGATTCAAGAAAAACATCACACAGCATGCCGCTATATTGACCCGACTCAAGAAGATCGTTCTTATGCTTGATAGCGTACTCAACCGGGAACAGATTTTGAGAAGAGCTTAAAAAACAGTCATCAATCGTAAAAGGATAGAACATGGTATGAGAGGTATAGGCTACCCTGTCCTTTGTAGATAGTTTCTTCCGCTCCTCATTAAGCTTATTGGTGCTAGCCTCGAAGTCTGTGGCGTCAATCTTGATCTTATTAAGCTTCTTATCATCAGGTTTTCCTAAATAATCACCCAAACCTATAGTTACCTTGACACCGGAGTTTGCCATTTGTCCCGGAACAAACATCGCCCATTTCCGTTCTTTCCATGTTTTTCCTTTCATGGCTCTACGGTTTAGGATATCCCAGTCCATGACCAGAAGGTTATATGTCTCGGGATCAGAAAACATTTCTTGAGCGTCCTTGGATAATTCTACCTCACCACCAGTACCGGCCAAGATAGGGCTAAGACGCCAGCCATAAGGCGTGTCGTAGGAAGGCATGGCGGCCGTGTACGGCTTCTTGATAGGTCCCTTACCAACCTCGTCGAAAATAGCCGTAGCCGGTGTCAAACCAGCCGTCTTCTGCGTGGAGGTCTTCCTACCCATGTTGATGTTGGCTATAGAGATAATGGCATGGATATCACGTACACCATTGGACATCCTCTTGCCTAATGTAACGCCCGAACTCCAGTCGGTCTTGGTTCTGTTGATCCTGAAAAAAGGATGCACATGATCAAGACCATACTCACAATACTCGCCGATATTGGATAAGTCACTATCGCTGAAACCTACCACGGAATGGCTAAGCCCGATCGTCATGGTAGCGTTCATCTGGAGAAGTGATGACATGATGGTCGTATTATGGGAGACGACAAAATTGGTAGTAAGAAACTGATGAGATTTATTATCTACCTCAATACAAGTAGCCTTATACTTCCCGTAATAATCTATATCGGATATCCTAAGTCTGTTATGGGTCTTGGATATATACATATCATCACCATCCATGACGCAATAATATCCCATAGACCAGAATATTCTTCTTACGAATGATATAATATACTCACTTTTGTAAACAATCTTAAAACGATCATCGCCGGTGCTTATACCGCAAGCGATCTTCATGAACGAGCTTATAAATAACTCTTTCTGTTTTTTGGATGAATAAATGACATCATCCATCTCCTTATTACTTAGCTCAAAGATCCTGTCGGTAGCTCCACAAAGGAAGGAGGCTACCAGAGACCCCATGAGCTGGGGCGATATCAGCCACCGCCGCTCAGGAAAATCAACCGCCTCCCCCATATCTATAGTCATTTTAGAGAAGTCAGAGTGGATAATACCCATAGTACTAATGACTTTATAATCACCATGATATTTAACCTTCCACTGATGTTGACCGCAACATACTATACTGCGCCCGTCCTCAAACGTAACCTTATACATATCAACGAATCCTTGAGGATATACGCCTACTATAGTCGTAAGCTTACCATCATCGCCATATATGATATCCCCGATATCAGCGAACCCTATCTTCTTAGATCCATAAGGAGTATATATCAGCTCCGAGTCCAGAAGAGCCTTGCCAAAACGACGAGTACCAAACATCCCCAACCCCTTCTTCTCCTGACGGGCACGTTGGTACATCTCGGCGAAAAACCATTCGTTATCACGCAAACGACTGATCGCTGGCACACGTTCCCCGTTTGGAAGATCCTGGAATACGGGGAAGAAATTAACATGCCAATAAAGCCATGGCGGGATGAACGTGCCATTGATAGTCACCCCGTACTTGACCTTATAAGCCTCTTCTTTAAAGAACTGCTTAACATCGTCATCCTGATCCTCCCAACCGAACAGATCGTTCCATACAGGAGGATTTTTCATGTTTACATAAAATTCTGGACTCGTGCTTAACCCCATCACTTCATACTTTTTAATACGGACTCTATACCTCCAGATACTTGACCCTTACGTTCCTTCTTCTGGACATCATTTATAGACCTATATACATCCATGATCCCGCTTTTTTCCATATACGACTCATTCCATGTATTGATCTTATCTATTAACTTAGATATAAAATCAAAAGCCTTAGCCATATCCTCCGGTTTCTCCTTATCCCAAGGATGCTTATCAATATAACCCTTAGCGTCATTTATAGCCTTAGCTATGACTTCAAGATTATCATTGACCCGATCGACATCCTTACTCGTCGGCTTTCGTCTTCCCTGTGGCATTAGCTTTCATGTCTTTGAACTCATTATACTGTTTCATAAGAAGCTCATAAGATTGAACAACCCCTATCTTACTTACTTCCGTCACGCTCATGTCATGGAACATATCCTCAAGCTCCTTGTCAGCATATCTAAGACGTTCCTTGTCATCATAAAACACGAATCCAGACGTTCTGTCTTCTATAATGCTCTTGGCGGTGGACGCATATGTCGTATCTAAATCCAGATCCATACCGAAGCTGGTAGCCAACTGGATTATGAACATCAACCTAGAATTGACTTTTACAGCCTCTATATTCAACATCTGTATCTTATGGGTCATCTCATGAAGAACGACAAAATCCTCCTCTTTTATCAACGAGGATGATTTAAGGGCTATCTTCTTAGTCCTATCCTCAATATCGCTATACAGACGCTTGCTCTCACGTTTTATGGCTATCCAATGCCTTATATGGGTATCAGCCTCTTCTTTAAGATAATCCCTGATCTCTGTTTTTATATCTTCATCTTCCATATTACGCATTATAATCGTTGTTGTTTAACTCGATCTCATCACTAATACTTTGGTCTATAGACCTCAATAGATCTCTGGTACTAATATCCCGCAAGAAGCGTACATTACCACCATTAGCCCTAGCAACTCTCCTTAAAGCGGAGTAAAGTATATCACCCAGCGAATATTCGGGCAACTCACGGCAACCGACGTCCATAACAATAAGGGCATGGATACGATCATCTATCTTACTTCTTACAGGACTTCGCATAGTATTTACTTATAAGCTTCCCCTATAATACGTAGCGGGAAATGTTTGAAATTACGTTCAGGATCATCCTTCGTATAACCCATAAGAGATAGATGTTTCTCAAAATGACCTTCCGTATATTTTGAGGTATCTAACGTCATCCTAAATATAGTTCTATTCTCATTGTCAGGATGTTTGTTATATGACACGTCTCCCATACATCCACATCCAAGATGATGCTCCTTGATATGGAAACCATCTTTATGGGTGATAAATAACACGATTTCTATCTTATCACCTATTTTCTGATCAAAAATATTTAGATAAAACTCGCTCTCGTCATCCGTAAGTCCTATATCAAAGGAATCGTTAGGGCACTCGATATTAAAATCGTTATGATCGGCCGTTATCACCTCCATAGCATTCCATTTGGCTTTCTCTCCTTCCACGAACTTCAACGGACATACCTCGGTCTTCATCCAAGCCTTTTCCTTGATAAAGCAACCACACAATGAGCATGCCTGCCTTCCCATCAATCTTTGCAGCAACACCTTTGCTGGCAGCTTAAAAAAACTGATGTTAGATGAGTTTTTAGGACACTCCTTACATAAACCAAGACGATTCTTATACCATTCGGGATAATCTTTCTTTTTCTTAGGAATCCTGCCCAATAAACTGTCTTCCCAAGCTTGGGCTATTACTTGGGCTTTACCAATTGTTTGCATACTATTTCTTAAATTGTTTTTGTTGAAAATCTTGTAACTGTTCCCATGTCATGCCATACCGGCATTGGTACATAGCCTCATGGTTGTCACGTATAAGGGGATCTCCGTTCTTCAATCCCTCCATACCCTCTATCACCTTTATCTTCTTATCCAAACAATCAAGCTCAATAGGCATCCTTTCGTCTGGATAATGATTACCTTCCTTGACATATATACGACGTATCTTATCACGTCTTACACGCATCTCACGGAGGTTGCAGATAACGTATCCGATAAACGGGATCCTGATAGATATATTATCGGTATATCTTGCGAGATGATGGATATAAGACACAGACGCTTTCATGCACCACTCGACCTGTTGCTTGGTATATTTTCCTCCAGATCTTCTCACCACCTCATCGACAATATCCCTGTCGAACGAAATAAGACTCCTATCCATCGATGTTTAACTTATTTCTCTTGAATACGAATCCCATTACACGGGTGTCATCACCCTCCCCGTCAAGGACAAAATAATTACGTAGGCTTCTCATCTCAATAGACAGCTCACGGGTACGGAAATTTCCGTTCTTCTTGTCTACCAAAAAACCGCCACGCTTTAGCTCATTGTTAAGGACAGCGATATAAGATTCCTTCTGTCCATAACAATCCATGTACTTGGCCCTGGTATCATCCGAGTATCCGTAGTTGATGTAGAAAGAAAGTAAGTTTATCGTCCTTTCAGTAATCAAGCTCCTACCCCTGGAATCCAGATAGCCATTGTATATCCTTAAGAACTGCTGGATCATATCCAGCCTAGTGTCGTAAGGCAACGCAAATACGAAAGCTTTCCTCTGTTCCGACATATAAAATTAGTTTTCAGCAAAACTACTTAAAAAAAATATCGTTGTCAAGAAATTATGCCATAATCAACATAATATATGCTGATTAACATGTATTTAAGAACATCCAAATGGGAAAAGGAGGTGGAAGTGGCGGAGGAAAGCCAGATAAGTCCACCGTAAGACACGGCAATGAGGCCAGTGGAGCACAGACCATACATGCCTCCGAGCGGCGGTGGACAGCCCTATCCTGCCTCAAGGGACATGACCACCCCTTTTCCCTTTGGATTCCTTCTTGCTATGTTATGGGATATAAAGCCAAGGGGAAATGGGAGGCCTTGGGGCATGGAGCCTGCCGTAGAAGATACGGACGGCCGGAGCGTGAGCGATCGCACAAGACCTCACTTTTTCTTCTTTGGCTTCTGCTCCACCCGATCCCCCTGCCGGGGTCCCGGCTTCCGGTATAGGATACGGCTTCTACCAGGTTTAGCCTGCGGTATCCTGCCTGACGGCACCATACCTTGGCGGTAAAAAGCAATGTTTTATTAAATAGAGACTTTAAGTGGAGTACACAGGAACTCGACGTCAGGAGAGGTTCTGTGTACGGATAGAGATATTAGAATGTAGTATATGTTTATAGAGTTAATTATATTTAATAAATATACCTATTAACGCGCGCGTAACAAGTGTGGTGTCAAAAATGATCTTCCACAAACACAGGAGTTTACCCCCCCAATTTTATTACGACAATTTCGTATAAACAACAAATGGGCGACCTTCCCAGGCTACCCATCCATCCGAATAACTTGTTTCGTATTGATGAAACTTGTATATTCGCAGCAAATAAAATATCCTATGGGAACAAAGATAGTACTTTTACATAAAATGAAATCAAATTTCGATAAGATTCTTACCGAAAGATATACTCCACGTAATATTCAGGTCAAAAAAGATGAGCTAGGATGTGTAAAACTTCCAGCTGGATCACTTATATGCCCAGTCGATTTCAAGCCTGTTACCAATAAGGAAGGCAAAAAAGTGACAGCTATAAAATATTCATTGAAACATGAGGAGTATCATGGATCAGGTATTCAAATCAGTGATGAATGTAAGATGGCAATGATATATCTTATTATCATAAACGTATTCAAACATGTGTTTCTAAGAAATAGGATGCATGGCGGGAATAGAGATCAGATAGAGATCAATACCAAAGATTTTATTGATATCCTATCAGATGGATGCGCTTATTTCTGCTACCGACATGTATTAAGGGATTCTCATGAGGATATGAACTACCAGCTTATAAGCTTAAAGGCTTGGGCTGAAGGAGAGATTATGATAGCTTTATCGGATATCATAAAATACAAGCATAAGGCTAGTAAGACCCCAAGGATAAAGGATATGTTTGTAAAGAAAGGAGAATCTGTATATACCTGCCTTGATAAAAATCTTGATTCGAATACCAGAAGAAGGATGGCCAACAAAAGTCGTAAATTAAATAGAGTCAAGATGTTATCAAAAATAATATTCTCAGCTAGAAACAGAAATATAAATAAGATATATAAGGTAACTAAAAAAAGAACTGTCAAATTCAATGTGTCATATCTTATGGATAGATTGAATATAAAGTTATCAAAAGAAGGTATGATGCTAATATCCCAAAGAACGGTATATCGGATGATAAAAGAAGTTCTTAGTATGTGCTGTAAGACTATATCCGATTTATATGATGAGGTAAAGAAAAACAATGGAATAGTCAATACCAAAGACAGGAAAAACGTAACTATCGGACACCTAAGACTATCATACAGAGGAACGATAATGCATATAATTATCGCCGAATATTTTATAAAAGACGTTTTCTTAGGGGTAAAAGGGGTTGAGATGGGTAAGGCTGGATGATTTGAGTATCAGATATAAAATTTAATATTTACATATTATTCACATTTATTTTTATTAGTTAATTATAACTATTCGTATCTTTGTACCATAAACTTAAAAAGATATGGTAAAAGAGGATTTTAAAAACGAAAACGACCTCTTTCGTTATATTATGACGGTAGATAAAAACGTAGAGCAGGGTCGTGCCTTGAAAAAGATTTTCACCACTAGGGAGAATCTGTTCATTACCGGTAGAGCTGGTAGTGGTAAAAGTACGTTCATGAGACGTATCGTAAAGTTCTTGGGTAAGTGCGTTATCGTAGCCCCGACTGGAGTAGCGGCGTTGAATGCCGGTGGACAGACCATCCATTCGTTCTTCTCTATAAAGAACGATCCTTATATTCCTTCTATCGAGAGAGGTATGTTATCGAATAAGGTGGATGTAAGCCCGTTTATGAAGAAGAAGATCAAGAATCTTGATACTATCGTCATTGACGAGATAAGTATGGTAAGACCTGATTTGCTTGATGAGGTAGCTGACATACTTAGACAATGCAGGCGTAGCAAGGAGCCTTTCGGTGGAGTTAGGTTGATTATGTTTGGAGATCTATCACAACTACCGCCTGTGGTGACGGCGGATGATTTTATCGACAAATATTATGAGAGCCGGTTCTTTTTCTCATCAAAGGCATTAAGAGCGTCAGGATTCTCAGTCATTACCTTCGAGAACGTATTCCGTCAAAAAGATCCTCAGCTTCTTTCCGTACTTGAGGATATAAGATGTGGGGTTATTACCGACGAGTCAAGACAGATATTGGATAGCAGGGTCAAGTATCCGGATAATATGGATAATACTATAATTATATGCTCAACTAACAAAGAAGCTTATGAGATAAATAAGACTAATCTTGATAAGATCAATAATAAGGTATTTAAGTTCGATGCCACTGTATTCGGGGAGAAGCCTGTAGCGCCTTGCGAGGATGAGCTTATAGTAAAGGTAGGGGCTAAGGTCATAATAACCAGAAACGGCAACGGGTATGTCAATGGCTCGATGGGTATCATAACCAGCATAGATACTGTTGATGAGACGATATATGTTCATCTAGATAACGATACTGAGGTGGAGATAACCAAAGAGAAGTGGGAGAAGATGAAGTACAAGCAGGTAGATGATTCCCTTGAAGGCATTTCTTGCGGCTATATAATACAATATCCATTGAGGTTAGGATACGCCATAACTGCCCACAAATCCCAGGGAATGACTTTAGATAATATATTCGTAGACATCAGCAGAGCCTTCGAGATAGGACAGATATATACCGCTCTTTCAAGATGTAGGTCTATAGACGGTCTTTATCTAAAATCAGTTCCTAAGGAAGATATGGTACTGCTAAGCGATAAGATATCTGACTTTATGGATAAGGTAGATGAGAATGAGGGTGTTTTGAATCCGGAAAAGATATCTGATATCGGGAAGGATATGATCAAGAAACAACAGGATTTGTTTAATTTCGAGGAATACGGATTATAATGGCTAAGAAAGAACTTTTTTCAGACGTAGATGAGTTAGTATCATCTTTAAATAAAGAGCTTGGAGAAGGCTCGATAATGAACTTCGGCGATGATAAGCCTATAATATCCATACCAAGGGAAAGCACTGGTTCGCTAGTTGTGGACAAGGCCCTCGGCGGCGGATGGGCGGTAGGCCGGATCCATGAGCTGGTCGGGATGGAATCTTGTGGCAAGACTATGATGTGTACGTTAAGTATGATCGAGTTCCAGAAAAAACATCCAGATAAGCTAGTAGCTATAATAGACGTGGAGAACGCTTTCGATATTGAGTACGCTAGGAAAATGGGGTTGGATATAAACCGGTTTTTGATCTCCCAGCCAAGCTACGGTGAGCTGGCTATTGACATCACAGCCAAGTTAGTCGAGTCCGGGAAGGTCGGATTTATTGTCGTAGATTCTGTAGCCAATCTGGTACCGAAGAAGGAGATAGAGGGCGATATGGAAGACAGCAACATGGGATTGCAGGCTCGTTTGATGTCCAAAGCCATGAGGGTTCTTACAGGAATCGTAAACAAAAGCGACTGTGTTCTGGTATTCATCAATCAGTATCGGGAGAAGATCGGTGTTATATACGGCGATCCTAAGGTAACGACCGGAGGTAACGCTCTTAAGTTCTATGCCTCTATCCGTATGGAGATGGCGAGAAAGAAGGTTATATTAGGTGAGGACGGATCTTCAGTAGGTCATGAGGTCAGGATAAAGGTGCTGAAGAATAAGACTGCCGTACCGTTCCAGATAGCCGAGACAGCCTTATATTATGGAGTTGGATTTGACAAGGAACTTGAACTTTTGAAGTTGTGCGAGGAAACCGGTATCTTTACCCGTAAAGGATCATGGTACTGGTACGGGGATGTCCGGGTAGGAAATGGGGTGGATAATACGTTAAGTATCATGAGAGATAATCAAGAATTGTGTCAAGAGTTAAGAACTAAATTGAATTTGTAATCATGGCAATAGGAGTAAAATTTGTAGACGTAATACCATCCAGCGTAGATAACGCTGTCGAGGTTAAGAATGGGGATGTAAAGAACTATCTGTTCGTAGGTATTCCCATGAGTGAATTTATCGGGAAGAGATATGAGTATGAGGGATTCATATACATGTGCCTACAGGGTGTCACCGGTGGTACGGAACTTGGCGGCGATATAGCCATAGCCGTATTAAGACCGGTTCGACCAGCGACAGGACAGGCTTCTTATCATTTGGTATCGTATACGCCTCTCACATATACGAGATCTGATGTAGCGATATTACTTAGAAATGGCGATTTTAAGGTTGTTAAACGAGACGATTGTAATCTAATCTAATATGGGAACATATATCTCTATAAAATCAACGGTAAACGCATTCAGGTACGGTATTGATCCTATACCTGAATGGTTCGATAAGATATCTAACAAGACTGATGAGGTTGATGTTATGGTTGAAGGGAATAAGGTAAAGGCATTGGATATAAGGCTAGAAAATGGTATTCTACGGGCTTTTTACGGTTATTATATAGGTATGTACCCAGATAAATCGATACAGGTGTTTAGACCGGAGGATTTTCATTCATTATATACGATTAAAATATGAAAATATACACTGGACTGATAAAAGATCTAGGATGTAGATGTTTTTATTACAATAGCGGTATGAATATACCTATTGGGTTCGTATGCGCTGAGATACCTGATATTAGTTCTATATTATCATCAAAGAATGGATTATCTCATTTTTATGAACATATGATAATAAAACGTAATGATGATATTAGTGATAAGTTATTCTTTGATTTTAATGGATATACAGATCCTAGATCATTATTATTTAAAGGATTTACATTGCCTGATGTTGATATCAAGAAGTGTATTGATTTTTCTTATAATTTTATCGTATATCCAGACATAAGTGAAGATCTTATAGAAAGTGAGAGGAATGTTATATTGACTGAAATTGATAATGATGAATCATGTATTAATATAGATAGACTTATAAAACTATCTGGAATAGATAAACGTTGTTTTATAAACACATTAGGTACTAAAAGGTATGTCAGCAAAATAACAAGGGATGATCTTTATATGTGCCGAGATACGATATTGAATAAGTCAGAAATGGTATTTCATTTATATGGATGTGATGATTTTATGAATAAATATGTATCAGATATAACGGAATTGTCAAATCAAGTTGATATTAATACATACTATCGTAATAGTCTTAAATATTTCCATGTTCATGATCCTAAATATGGTGTTTATAAATATACTAAAAAGCCCAAACAGTTATATGTATCATTTGTATTAGATAATTATGATTTTAAGAAATTGTGCGTGTTGCTTATCATATTATCTATGATGTGTGATAATTATAATTTCTCTATGTTTAATTATCTTAGATCTAACGGATTATGTTATTCAGTAAATAGGAGATATATAGAATGCACAAATAGAATAGTGGCCAACTTGATAATTGACGTAAGCCCAGATAAATGTGATATTACAAAAGATTATGTGGTTGATTATATTAATAACTTTAAGCTTATAGCAAATAATGACAACATAGAATATGCTATAAGAATGATTAAATTAAATGATAGATTGAATATAATGAATATTGAGGATTACCACGATGCCTATATATCTTTTGTAAGATCAAGATTTAATGGGGTAATGGATTTATATAAATCATATGACAATATATCTGTGGATGATGTTATGGATATGATTAAAGATATTACCGAGAATAGATTAATAATTCAATACTGCTCTTTATGAATATAGCGATAGGAATAGATCCGGGTATAGATACCGGAGGATTGGCGATGATCCCGGAGAACGGGGAGGTTAAGGTAATTATGACACCAAGGATATCGGCTAAGGGAGATATAGATCTTAGGGCTATATCAAGCTTCTTCCTAGATGCCGCTGACAAGATCCAAGAAAAGGGAGGCGGGACGCTGGCGATCGCCGTCGAGGACGTCCATAGCATCCACAACAGCTCGGCTGCCAGTAACTTCACCTTCGGTGGACGCCGTAGGGAACCCAACGCTCTCTTCGCGATGATGGTGGAGATGATGGAACGATACCACTCGCATCCCGACGTCAGGTTCATGTTCGAGGAGGTACAGCCAAAGACATGGCAGAAGGAGCTTCATACGACATCCGATCGGGTGTATACGTCGGCGAAGTTAGACACAAAGGCTACCTCCATCCGATGCGCCATGCGCCTTTTCCCTTTGGTCTCTTTCGTGAAACCATGGTCAGGAAAAGGAGTGCAACCTACTAAGATACAAGACGGAATGTGTGACGCTACGCTTATAGCCGAGTATATTAGACGTAAGTTTAAACTATTTTAATACTATTAAGTATTTATTGTATTTGTATTAATATAATTATGATTATATTTGCGATGTAATAAAAAGTTGTTCGTTATGCTTATAAGATGCTTGTCGAAGTCATTAAATGAGAAGTTGGGCAAATTGGAGACGGTGGTTAAGAACGCCGGTTCCAACTCCCTTTATAAGGATCTTAAGATAGATGTTGTCAATAATCTGGCTTATATCACTTCCGTAAATGCCAAGGTATGTGTTATAGAGCGATTGGAGGTCGAGGCTGACTCTAACTTCTCTTTCTTGGTAGAGGCAAGCTCTTTTATTAAGTTCATGAAAAAACAGAAGAATTGCGAGATTACGATACTGCTTTCGGATAAAAAAGATCAGATAACGATCCGCTATGCTTCTGGTGAGTATAGTTGTCCGGCTTTTGATATCAATACATTCCCGCAGGTACATAAGATACTTGATGGAGGAATTAAGGTTAAGATGAGCGATTATGTTTCGGTTCTTAACAAAGCCAGCGATTATACGGAGGTAGATGACTTTTATCCATGCATCGAGAATGTGGTCATTGATATTGATGATATTAATATTAATATAGTAAGTACGGATAGAAATACTATTTACAGGTATTTTGTCCCTAATCAGGATAAGGTAGAGAAGATGTTTATCCCGGTATCGAACGAATCTGCGATATTGCTTGATAAGCATATCGATAAGTCATCGGATATGTTGTCTATAAAAGTGGACGATACTAAGACTTATTTCTCTACGCCTGATATGGATATGTATGAGACCCATTTTGAGGGTAATTATCCAAATTGGAGGTTCGTGGACGAGCATTTTGTCAAAACAAGTACCTATGTCTTTGATAAGGATCTACTCGTCCAAGCCCTCCAAAACAATCTTAAGGTAAATGAGTTCGATCATTGCAAGTTGATATTTACCGATAAAGGATGCGGTATTATGTCAGAGAACCCGTCTTCCGGTAAATCATGTAAGGAAAGACTTACCCCTTTGTCTCATTATGGTGAAGATATTATATGTAACGTATTATGTGGAAGATATCTTGGTATTATAAAAAGCGTCTCATGTAATAGGGTGGTTATCGAGCATGATCATAAATCTCATTTCAATAAGATTTATGGGGAGGATAATAAGAACGAGTATTTCTTGTCATCATCAGTTATTGTTTAATATTTAAAAATACATAAAATGGGAGTTAGAGAAAATTCATCAGGTGGTAATAACCATTACTTTAAAGTAAGTGGTAGCGGATTATTATATCAGTCATCAAGAGAACCAAAGGAAGGTTTCGAGGAGCATATAAACGAGAAAACCGGAGCCGTTTCTTATTGGAGGGTATTCTGGAACGGTATCGAAGGTTATTTGTCTGATATCAATGTGCGAGAAGTGGAGTTCAATGGGATAAAAGCCAAATACTTATCCATAAAGATAAGTGATGAGGATGGTAATTACTTTATAAACGTTCCTTTGATGACTCAAAAAGGAGGTATCAATAATTACGTTAAGTCACTGGTAAGGTACTTGCCTAATATCGACCTGAAACGTAAGGTGGTGATCAATCCTGCTCATACTAAGAAAGGGGATCAATATGCTCCCGGTAATTTTTTCATTTCATACGCTAGGGAAACTCCAGATGGGAAGGACGAGCTTATCCAGCAATATTATAAGAATGGACAGAATGGATGGCCGGCCAGGGTTGAGAGCACGGATATTATGGGTAACAAGAAGTTTGATTATACGACCCAAGACGCTTTCGCTTATCAGGTACTTAATAAGTATATTCAAAGCATTAAAACAGATGGTGTGAAACCTGCTCATTCGGAAAGCCAAAACAACGCTGGTGAGGCTATAACGCAAACGCCCCCACCGTCATACGCTACGCAGGCTCCATCGCAAACGCCTCCTCTATCATACCAGCAGGCTCCGCAGCAAGCGCAAGCTCCTTTGTTTGGAGGTCAACAACAACCTCCTCAATATCCTCCTTTTGGAGACGACAGTGACCTACCTTTCTAATTAACTAATTGAAAATGAGTAATTTAATGGAAAGCAATTTTAATATATCTACTAAAGTGAACCGTGTCTCGATGCCTACCCAAAATAAGGTAGATACGGTTATGAAGAACTTAGGGCATCGACCTTGTGTAGCGTATTCCGAGGAAAAGGATATGTATTATAAGGATGGAGAATGGGTAGCGTCAGATCTTGACGCTACTATCTTACCTCTTAGGGAGATGTTCGAAAAGACATCTGATTTGAAGTTAGGATTGAAGATCGTTTATTTAATAATCAAATTATAATGACCAGCATTGAGGATATTAAAAAACTTCTGGAGAGTAAGTCGTTTACATCAGCTAGAGACCTTGACGAGTTTGAGGAGAAGCAGGATGATAAACAAAACGAGGTTAGACTGAATTGCGAACCTATGGTAGGGATGGTGGAGAAAGAGGGAAAGATCTTCCTTAACTCCGTAAGATTCTCGAAAGCATGGAACTCGTTGGGTAAGGATATTCCTATCAAACAGGGTAATGCCTTCCCATTAGGACAGGGTGATGTCCTTGATATAGACACAGGGTTATGGGCATCGTTCCCGAATAATACCATAGGGGTGTTGATGATGCTGCCGTCGTTTACCGGCGATACGGGACTTACTTTGGTAGGGTCACCGTTCGTATCATCTAATAACGGGAATATCATGATCAGGGTCACTAATGTCCGTAAGGATATGGCTATAGTCGAGAAAGACAAACATATAGCTGAGTTAATTATAGTCGGTAAGATAAATGTCGATATTCGTAAAACTTATAACAGCGAGAAAGATGTTCGGATTGAAGATAGTAAAGAATAGTTATATAAATACTCTAAAACATGACCTTGATGAAGCTATTAGCTATTCAAGCAGATTAAAAAGGGATTATGAGGATTCCCTCAAGAAGATAACGAAATTGGAAGAGAGAGTAAAGTATCTTGATGAGCTTGTCGATTCTATTGATAAGGATATAGATTCCAAGGATTCTCATATAGTTAAGATGGGAAATGAGCTTAGTAAATCAAGAGAGCTATATAATGAGTCGGTAAAAGAGAAAGAGACTCTTAAACGGGCTTATATGGATATTGAGAAGAAACATAAGCTATCATCTAAATTACTAGATGAGGCTAGAAGAAGATATAAGGAACTTGAGGATCAGAATAAGGATATGTCCGATCGTATCAAATATCTTGAGGCAGAGCTTTTAGATAGCGATGTGCCTGATGAGGTTGTTGTTGATGAGGATAAAATGGATCCTAATTCAGGTCATATCGATATACCTGAAAATAATATCTCTGAGGTTACTAGTGTCGATGCTGGCAATGACGTAAATGTCGAGAATAAAACTGAAGAGAAGAAGAAATCTAAGAAACGTAAAAAATCTAAGAAAAATGAATAAGATCTTGTTTTTCTTGTTAACGTTATTTACCTTAGCGGCTGTCGGATGCAGTACGTCAAGAACCTACTATACGGAATATGATACTACTGATATATCTTATGTGGTGGATTCCATAGTATCTTCCGGAACCGTGATGGGCCAATGGAAGGAGTGGAGGTTTACGCTGGACGACGGCCGGGTCGATAACTTTGGTTTCACCGCCCTGTACGACGCCAAGGGAAAGGCTAGGGGGTCTATACAGGTAAGGCAGAGATCTGATACGTTTAATATCAAGATAATTGATTATCATAAAAAATATAAGTAATGGAATACGGACTAGGTTACATACCATCGCCAGCGGATGATAGGGACGCTATCATGAACATGCAGCATGAGGCTGTTCCTGATGAGTATAAGATCAATGATGTTGATAGCGTGGTAGATCAAGGTTCTTCCCCTATTTGCGCCGCTGTAAGCTTGGCTGAGATACTTAATTGGAGAAAGAGTATAAGGGCTATTAAAAGACCGGCTAAGATCTCTCCTTACGATATATATGATCTGAGAGAGGATAAGGATCAGGACGGTATGGTTCTTCGTGACGCTATCAAGTCTATCAAGAACGTAGGCGTAGATGGGGAGAAAATAAACAGTTACGCTAGGATCATAGATCCGGTATCGGCTAAGGTAGCGTTGATGCTGAATGGGCCTCTGGTTATAGGTCTGTATTGCTATAATTATGGTAATCGATTCTGGCAAGGCCAAGGACAGAACTTGGGAGGTCATGCCGTTATCCTCACCGGCTGGGACAAGGCCGGCTTCGTCCTACAGAACAGTTGGGGGACGGGATGGGGTAGGTCTGGTATAGAGACGTTCCCGTTCGATGATTGGTGCTATATGCTAGAATGTTGGACAATAATTTCATAATACTATATAATTTTCGAGAAATTCCGTCCCACATCCTCTTGTGAAAGCCGATGTGGTGTATTTAGGACCCGTAGATCAATTGGTTAGATCATCTGGCTCATAACCAGCAGGTTGTCGGTTCAAGTCCGGCCGGGTCCACAGTTGGATTAATATAATTTGTCATTAGATTTAGAGTTTAGATTTTGTTTGATGTCCTTGTCCGGGAGGATCGGGACATATGGATCCGAGGATTATTGGATGATCGCCATAATATTGGAGATGCTGGTTCGATTCCAGCCGGATTCGCTAAAATATTGTTTTAATATGGATATTTGAATAAAGGGGAGTTAATTTAACGGATAGAATTTACGATTCCTAATCGTAGCGTGGATAAGGGTTCGATTCCCCCACTCCCCACATGGTGTTTTCTTAAACATATTCCCGTGGGTCGGTATTTAATGATAACCGGTAGACAGCCTACGGGAATCAACAAAATCTTACGTGCTTAAGATCGCTTTCAATTCTATTTTTCGTGTGTATCTATAGGAGGGTAGCACGACCCTCCTTTTTATAATAACTATTTGGGATGGATATTAATCAAATAAAAAAGTACCTGCCATCAGGATGGGATGTGGTTGATCTAATAGATCACGGTATAATCGATCTTGATATTATGAACGGGAAGATGATGGGGGAATATGTGGCTGTGTTGATGATAAAGTCTTATGATAAGACCAATGGTCATATCTTAACCACCTTCTCGTTTCATGATAAAGATATGGATAAGTTGAGGATGTTGATAGGTAATGCTATAATGGCGGTAGGATATAGGAATAATCCTCTTACTAGAGATGGGAACACGGCGATCAAATAAAGGTGCTGAATATACTGAGAGAGGGATATTGGATATCCTTAACAGACAGTTCTTGGTATCTCCTAGATGGATTATAAACAACTTATATGTCTATAACTGGGAGTCTGATTATTTGGCTATAACTAGATCCATGTACGCATATGAGGTTGAGGTGAAGATCTCGCTTGCTGACTACAACAAGGATTTCGAGAAAGAGGGTAAGCACCAAGTAATGCAAGGCTGGTTCGAGGCCCGGAAGCAAGCCCTGTACGAGACCGGTGACTGGGTCAGGTACGGCCGCCCCAATTACTTCTACTACTGCGTTCCGGATGGGTTGGTTGATCCTAAGGACATACCTCCTTACGCAGGACTCGCTTATGTTTGTGGCAGGAATTTGAGAAAGATCAAGGACGCCCCTATCCTGCATCGTGATAAATTTGACCCCGAAGCTTATAAGATGGCTGACAAATTCTACTATAATTGGTGGAATGAGAGACGTAAGGCCAGACAGATAGAAGGGAAGGATATGAAAGACGAGTTCAGGAAAAGCATGAAAAAGGTGAAGGAGAAGATAACCGTCGATGCCAAGATCAAGGCGATGGAGGCGTTTAGGAACGTCTGCGATTATGCCTACTGGCCGTACGGGGGAAGAGGGGTGCCCGGAATGAGACCCAACTGTTCCGCTTGTGGTGAGGAATGTAAATTACAATGTCCGAAGGGGAAAGAATTTAAAAACAAGATAAAATGAGTAAGATTAAAGATTTATTGGCAAGAGCCATTTCATTAGCTTCAGAGCAACCTATGAGCTATAAAGAGGCGGTTGAGTTACTTGATGGTATAGATACGTGCAAGGTCAAGATCTGGCTGGAAGAAGGGGCTAAGATGCCTAAATACGCCCATGAGGATGACGCTTGCATGGATCTGTTCGTTAAGAACATAGAACTTGACAGTGGTAGGATCATATACCATACTGGCGTACATGTAGCCTTACCTGAGGATTATGAGATGGAGATCCGCCCTCGTAGTAGCATTACAAAAACTAAGTCAATTATCCAAAACGCTCCGGGTACCGTAGATGAGGGATACAGAGGGGAGATTATGGTAGTGACTAGACGTGTAGATCACTATGGAGACCCTTCTTATTCGGCAGGGGATAAGGTAGCTCAATTGCTTATCCGTAGACGGGAACGCATCGTATGGGATCAAGTAGGGTCGTTAGAAGACCTTGGAGAATCAGAGAGAGGAAATGGAGGGTTTGGTAGTACTGGAAAGTGATTAATGTCTTATGAGCGGGAGAATTAAGATAAAGCCTAAGAATAAGGATAAGAAACCTGATATCGATGTATTTAAGGTAATAGAGAGCCGGTTTAAGAATATGAACGAGCTTCGGGATCTGATCGACATGGATCCAAGGAAAGGACTGGTCAGGATCCGGGACGGGGCCGGCTTCAGGGAG